GTCGACACGGTCAAAACGACGCTGCGGCGCGCCATGGCCAGGATGGGTGTCCTGGATCGCGCCCATGCGGCGTGTACCGCGATGCGGCAGGGGTGGATCCGGTGAGGCGCATCGTTGAGGCCGCCAGGATCGCCCGTGACGGTTCCGGGGTGTCCGAGTATGTGTACAGGGCCGACGGTGGCGCACAGGCCGTCTCGGCGGCCGGACGGGGCATCGTGGTTGGCGCGGTGGAGTTCCGCGAATCGCCGGAGGTGGACGAATGAGCGGCTACCGGGTCACCGGCGGATGGGACCGGCCCGCGAGGTGGACGACCGAAGTCAAACCCGACCCGGCCGGGAGCAGGGCGCAGCGGCGTGAGGCGAGACGGCGGGGCCTGACGTGCCCGTGCTGCGCCGGGCCACGGCACGGCATGGTCCAGCCTGAGGCGCTGGGCGACACAACGGGGCTGGGGTGATGGGTGCACAGGCCCTGTTCGTCACGGCGTTGGGGAGGTGCGCGTACTGCGGGCGGTGGGTCTACCAGCCCCCACCCGCATGGTCCGGAGGGCAACCGGTCGGCCCGAAATGCTTCTCCTCCCGCAACCCGCCGCCGTGGCGACCCGCAAGCACCAGGGAGCGACGCGCATGGATCCAGGGCGGGCCGGACCTGTTCGCGGAACTATCCCCCGATGGACTAAACGACGCCGGGGAGTAGCCGTTCGGCCGGGCGTTGTGGCGGGTTGACCGGCGGAAACAACGCAGCGTGAGATAGCGTGAATGCCATTCACCCCCGGCACAAAAGGGGCACCATGGACACCTGCACCATATGCACCCCCCACAGAGGCGACCACCCAAGAACCCCCCGAACACCACCCATATGCGACGCCTGCCGCAACACGGCACTCACCACCATCACCACCATCAAAACCCTCCACACCGAACTCACCACCGACCAACCACCAGAACCAGACACCCGCCAATGGGAACGACCCAAAGACTGGAAAAAACCAACAGAAGAAACCACCACCACCTGGTGCGACCCCATCAGCGCACTCCTCCCCACCATGGCCCCAGCAGCCAAAATCGGCGGAGACCACGTCACCGGATCCCGCGAAGCCCCCATCCCCGTCAACCTCGACCACGTCGACCTCGCAGCCCCACCCCGGATCCGATGGGGACTCGACGGGCTCACAGCCCAAGGCCAAGCCGACCACGAACACCAAATCGGACAACTCCCCATCGCCACCATCCTCACCACATGGGCACGCGACTGGGCACACCACCGATCCATGCGCGAACACCCACCAGCCGACGTCCCCGGACTCTGCGACTGGCTCCACGACCGAACCCAAGACACCTACACCACCCACCCCGACGCACCCCGCTACCACGCCGACATCCGGAGCATCCGGGCCGACCTCAACCGCATCCTCGGACACCTCGACATCCCCGACTACAAACGCGGCATCCCCTGCCCACAATGCGGAAAATGGGACCTCGTCCGCCCCAACGGATCCGACTACATCGAATGCCGTCGCTGCCCCGGGCTCCTCAGCCCCACCGAATACGACCAGTGGACCGCCAAACTCGGCGGACACGCCGAGAAACTCCGCGTGGCGCCACCCAAAACGTTGGCAGCCTGATCAACGAAGGTTTAACATCGGCACACGACGGCAGTCCGCCCAAGAAACATCGGGGGTGGACGATGGCCCTCGTCACCGCGGCCCAAGCAGCCACACTCCTACCAGGAGTCAGCCGACAACTCATCTGCATGTGGCGCAAAAACGGCAAACTTCAACCACGCGGACAAAAGGGACGATCGCCCCTCTACGCATGGGACGACATCATCACCACCGAAGCCTCAACACGACAATCCGGCAAATCAACAAGAACCCTCACCTGCTGAAAACCCCCGGCCGAACGCGCGTCCACCGACCTGCGGCGCGACCCTGATCAACACGCGAACCGCGGGGCCCCAGTTGGGGCCCTTTTCGTCGAGGAGGCCCAATGCCCGACAACCTCGGCTTCAACCCACACGCTGGCGAGAAATACGCCACCGACGATGTGGACGGAATCCACCACATCCGCGTCAAGGTCCAGCACGGCGCCGACGGGTCGGCCACAGACGTCTCCAGCGCCTCACCGCTACCCGTCACGGCATCCGGCGGAACAGTGGCCGGGGCGACACCGGCGATCGGACACACTCTCGCAGGGTCTCCGCCGATCAGTCAGACCGTCATCACCGAGGCAACCACATACCTCGGCGTCGACATCCGCGAGACAACTGGCACCACGTCGGCGATAGTCGTTCTCTATGACGGGACCACGGCAACCGGAACAATCCTCGGAACCTACTCGCTCAACCCGGGGGAATCCCGCGCCGAGGAATTCGTCGTCGGACGCCGAGCGCTGATCGGTATTCACGCGGCGATTACCGGCACGATGCAAGGCTCCGTATTCGCGAGCACGTGACAGATGGCCATGGATACAACCGGATCCCCTGATGGTCGTGGTGGAAAATGCGGAGCGCTAAAGCGACAGGGTGAGCCGGGCGGAACCTGTGCTAAGCCGTCAGGATGGGGGACATCGCATCAAGGGATTGGGCGATGCCGATTCCACGGAGGGTCGACACCAACACAGGTAAGAGCCGCCAATAACGCGCTCGCCGCAAAAGCCATGGCAACCTACGGGCTCCCCGTTGAAATCAACCCCGTTGACGCCCTGCTCCAAGAAGTGCACCGCACCGCCGGGCACGTCGCATGGCTCGCCGAACGCGTCAAAGAGGTTGAGCAAGACGAGCTGGTGTGGAGCAAAACCCGCGAGGTCGACAAGACCGCCACGGAAAACCCTGGCATTGACACCACCGAGCAGGCCGTGCCGCATGCGTGGCTGATCCTGTACCGCACCGAACGCAAACACCTCATCGACGTGTGTCGCACCGCGATCGCCGCCGGCATCGAAGAACGCCGCGTGAAGCTCGCCGAAGCGCAGGGCGCGATGCTCGCCGACGTGATCCGCGCGATCCTCAACGACCTGCACCTCAGCCCTGAGCAGCAGCGCATGGTGGGGGAGGTTGTGCCGCGCCACCTGCGGGCAGTGTCCTGAGGGGGTCGACATGACGATCCTCGTGGACCGCCCCGTGTCACCGTGGGAGGCCGCGGCGCGGATGTTCGAACCGCCGCCGCCGAGACTGCGGAGGTGGGAAACACCCGGCGTCCTCGCGGGGCGTCTCGACCAGAGCATCGTCCAGACGCCGGCCCTCGATCTGATCGATGACGCGCTCGTCGAGCTGTTTGATACCCCAGGTCAGCAGCGGCTTGCGGTCTTCATGGCCCCACAAGAAGGCAAGTCTGAGCGGGTATCCCATTACTTTCCGCTATGGGCGCTGTGTGACAATCCGGATTTGCGGATAGCGATCGTTTCCCATTCGGCCGAGTTGGCACTCGGGTTCGGTAGGTCGATCAAGAATGATGTCGAGTCCAACGATGGTACTGACGGAACGCTTGATCTCGGACTCAGGCTGAGGAAGGACTCGAAGGCTGCCGGCCGGTGGAACATTGAAGGATATCGTGGAAGTGTTTACGCAACATCAGTAGCGGGGAATCTGACCGGGAAGCCGGCCGACCTGATTTTGCTCGATGATCCGATTGCTGATCTTGAGCGTGCGATGAGTATCAAGTACCGGGAGCGGGCGCATCGATTCTGGCTCGGTGTTGCTGTTCCCCGGATGGGGCCCAACACCAAGGTCTGCTTGATACAGACGCGCTGGCATGAGGACGACCTTGCCGGCCGGCTGCTTGCCACGGAGGGCGACAAGGTCAAGGGCGGAAGATGGAAAGTCATCTCCATCCCAGCCCAGTGCGAGGACGAGGGGTCCGACCCGCTGGGCCGCAAGCGCGGCGAATACATGGTCTCCACCCGGGGTCGCACCACCCAGGACTGGGATGACCGCAAGAAGGACATGGGCGCCTACGTCTGGTCGGCCCTCTGCCAACAGCGCCCAGCACCCGCCGAGGGCGGGATGTTCAAGCGGATCTGGTGGCGGTTCTGGTCACCGGCCCCAGCACTGTTCGGTGAGCGCATCGACTGTGCTGGCCGGATCTGGCCGGTGAAAGAGTGTTGGCGGTTCGCGACGATCGACCTTGCCGCGTCGACGAAAACCTCGTCGGACTGGACGGTCGTATCGGCGTGGATGCTCACCGGTGACGGTGACCTTGTTCTCCTCGACCGGAACCGGGCACGCGTCGGAGAGGCCGACCACTTCACCCTGGTCCGGCCACTGGTGGAGCGGTGGGCGCTGGACACGGTGTTCGTTGAGGCATCGCAGCATTCGACAACCCTGGTCACTGAGGCTGCGCATTCGGGGATTCCGGTCAGTCCGCTGACCGCTGATACCGACAAGCTGACCAGGGCGATCCCCGCATCAGCGCGGGCATCGAACGGCCGGGTATGGCTTCCGGCCGGTGCTCCGTGGCTTGCTGAGTGGATCGGGGAGCACGCGAGCTTCCCCAACGGGACCCACGATGACCAGGTCGACACCTTGGCGTATGCCGTCCGGATCGCGATCACCAAGTGGGCGCCACCGCCACCGAAACCATCGCTGCCACCTAGTGGCGAGATTGATCTGATGACTGTTCCGATGTGACCTTTGGGGGTGCCAGGTGACCGCACCAACCACCCCCCGGGGCTATGTCGACGAAATGTGGGCATACAGTCTCGGCGATGTTCTGGAGCTAGTTCCAGATCTGCTGTGGCCGACGAGCATCCAGACGTATGCGCAGATGCGCCGCGATCCTCGGTTGACGGGGATTCTGGCCGCGTACAAGCTGCCCATTGAACGTGCTGGCTGGAGTGTCAATCCGGCTGGGTGTCGCCCTGAGGTTGCCGCCCTGGTCGCGGATGATCTGGGGTTGCCGGTTGCTGGTGTTGACCGGCCCGGTGCGGCCCGTGTTCGTGGCGTGTCCTGGGATGATCATCTCCGGTTGGCGTTGACGCATCTCGATTTCGGGCATGCCGGGTTTGAGCTGTGGGCTGACACGAGCAGCGGTCAGGCCCGACTCGTGGGACTCCTGGAACGCCCGCAGACGACGATCACGACGATCCACATCGACCGTCAGGGTGCATTGACGGGGGTCTCGCAGGACAGTCGTGGGGATACGAAACCACCGGAGATCAGTGCGGACCGGATGGTGTGGCACTGCCGTGACAGGGAGGGCACCAACTGGCCCGGGATCAGCCTCCTCCGCCCGGCGTTCGCGCCGTGGCTGTTGAAGCGTGAGATGCAACGGGTCCACGCCTCATCGAATCGACGTTTCGGCATGGGCGTGCCGACGGTGGAGTGGGTCACCGGATCCACCCCGACCGGGGCGCAGCAGACCGCTGCGTTGCAGGTCGCACAGCAGGCCCGCGTTGGTGATCAGGCTGGCGCGGCGCTACCACCCGGCGCGTCGCTGGTGCTGCGTGGCCTGTCGGGTTCCACCCCAGACACGTTGGCGTTCATTCACTGGCTTGATTCGCAAATGTCACAGATGGCATTGACGGGGTTCATGGACCTCGGCGATTCTGCCAACGGCTCCCGCGCCCTCGGCGAATCATTCGTTGACCTGTTCATGCTCGCGTTGCAGTCGACCGCGAACCGGGTCGCCGACACGGTCACACGGCAGGTCGCCGCACGGATCGTCGCCTGGAACTGGGGTGAAGACGAGCCGGTCCCCGCCGTACAGGTCTCCGACGTCGGCAGCCGCCACGAGGTCACCGCCGAAGCCCTCAACAGCCTCCTCGGGTCCGGTGCACTGTCCGCAGAGCCGGGCCTCGAAGCGTGGGTGCGGCGCACCTACAGGCTCCCCGACCGGGAGCAGGCCCCCGTATCGCCACCAGTGGTCGCCGCACGCCGCCGCCCCCGGCGGAAAGCACCAGCACAGATGAGCCTCCCCATCGCCGCAGCAGCCCCCAGTAGGGAGCTGACCCCGGATGAGTTGGCGTCCGGGGTGGACTTCGCTGCGATCGCAGATGAGCATGGGCAGGTGGCCGCCGACCTGACCGGACAGTGGCCAGCTGTCGGTGGCGTGCTGGTGGCGGGGATCGTCGCCGCTGTTCTCGCAGCCCTGGCCGCTGAGGGTGTGGCCGGCCTCGCCTCACTGGCCCTCCCGGTCGATGCGGTGGATGCGCTCGCCGAGATGATCGGCGTGGCGATGAGCACCGCCGCCGAGCAGGTCACCGCCCGGGTCGAGGTCGAGTTGGATGGCCTCGGGCTGCCCACCGATGTGCCCGCACTGGACCCGGATCTGATCGACGGTCGGGCCCGGGTCACGGCACAGCTCATCGCCTCCGGGATGGCGAACACAGCCACACGGGTGGCGCTGCTCAACGGCGCCGACCCGGATGTGGTCGCAGCCGCCGTGCAGGTGGAGCTTGACAAGCTCCTGGCGGACGAGTCGACCTGGGTGGTCACATCGATGTCGTCGGCGCTCGCCGCGATCGAGGGCACCGCCCGGATGGCAGCGTATGCGGCGACCATCGCCGCATCCGGTGAGACCGGGGTCGTGTTCATCGCCTCCGAGGTCAACGACCCGGGCAGATGTGACCCGTGTCGGAAGATCGACGGAACACGCTTTACCGACTACGCCGAAGCGAAAGCCGCCTACCCCGCCGGGCAGTACACCCTCTGCCTTGGCCGGGACCGGTGCCGGGGCATCCTCTTCGCCATCACCGCCTAGCCCTGACCATACCCCGGCCCGCGTTCGCCCAGCATCGGGCAACTCAGGGCGTTTCCGCAGGTCAACGCCACACAAAAAGCAGGGAGGTGCCGAATGGCTGATGTCACCGTGCCCGCACCACCCCCACTGGTGGACATCTACGGGGTCGAGCTGATCCACACCGGGGCATGGCCAGCGGGGGGGATCCCCGACGGCGGGCTGTGGAACGCTACCCTCGACGACCTCCACCAGGCCGTCGCCGCACTCGACTGCCCCTCGGTCCGCCGACCAATCATCAAGATCGGGCACACCGACCCGCGTTTTGACGGGGAGCCGGCCGTCGGATTTATCGACGCGCTCCGTGTTGAAAACGATCAGGTCCTTGTCGGCGACTATCGTGGCCTACCCGCATGGCTCGCCGCGAAGAACGAGTCCGGGAGCAGTGTCCTCGCCTCGGCGTGGCCGGACCGATCCATTGAGGGCCAGTACGGCTACCGATGCCAGATCGGCCACGTACACCCCTTCGTGCTTACCGCTGTCGCGCTCCTCGGGGTGGCCCCACCAGCCGTGGGGGTCCTGGAATCTTTGCAGGATGTCGCCCAGCTCTTCGGGGTTCAGGCCGCTGGGCAGTCAGGTCGACTGGTGACTGCGACGATCCGTGCGTCAATGGATGACCAGGACGGCGAGTCCGATGACGAGCCGGACGACGACGAACCAGAGCACTCCGGTGCGATGATCGCCCTCATCCCCACGGACGCCGACGCGGCCCGCCTCGCCGTTGAGGGTGGCGAGCCGGGGGAGCAGCTTCACGTCACCCTGCACTACCTCGGCGACGGCGCCGATTTCAGTCCTGATGCGCGTGAGCAGATGGTCGACCTGGTTCGGTCGTACCTGGATGCTGATGGCGGACTGCCCCCGGTCGAGGCTGACGGGTTCGCGGTGAGCGTCTTCAATCCAGGGTCAGGGGAGTCCGCGATTGTCCTCGGCCTCGGGGGTGCCGGTCTCAGTGCAGCGCATAATCGGGTCCTCTCCGCGATGGGGGACTACGGTGCGGATCTGCCCGAGCAGCATGACCCCTGGGTGCCGCATCTGACGCTCACGTACTCCGATGATCCGGGCGTGGTCGCCACGCTCGTGGATCGGGTTGGCCCTGTGGTGTTCGACCGGGTCCGGCTGGCGTTCGCTGGCGAGCACATCGACATTCCACTATCCGAATCTGTGCAGGCCACCGTGGCCGGAGGGAGCCCCATGTCCAAGCCGCCCGCGGTGACCGCCGCCGTGTCCGTCGAGGATGTTCGCCGCGAATACTACGAGAAGGCCCCCTACTCGCATTGGATCACTGAGGTGCAGCTGGAACCCTTGCAGCTCATCGTGGTCGATGACGGCAGTGGTCACCACTACCGGGTGCCCGTCACCGTCAGCGGAAACGAATTCACCTTCGGTGATGCCGTCAAGGTCGCCGTCGAATACGTGGACGTCCCCGACGACAACATGGCCCCGGCGGCCAGCCGCATCATCTACGCCAGCCGCGCCGACACCCGGCCCACAGCAACCATCCCACCGGCCGCCGAGCCGGACCACACCACCATGGAGGACGACATGCCACTGGGCGAATTCCGCCAACGGCTCGGCCTGCCCGACGACGCCGACGAGGCCGCAGTCCTCGCCGCGATCGACGAGCTGACCAGCCACACCCCCGACCCGATCGCCGCATCCGTGACCGCTGAGGCCGCCGAGTGGCGTGCCGAAGCACAGCGCCTGTCCGGTGAACTCGCCGAGGTCCGCGCCCGTCAGGCTGAGGACGACAAGCGCCACGCCGCCACCGAGAAGACCACCTTCTTCGATGGTGTGGTCGCATCCGGGCGGCTCAAGCCCGCCGAGCGGGGCGACTGGGAGGGCCGCTACGACCGGGCACCCGAGGTCACCCGGGAGATCCTCACCGCCCGCGCCGCCGGCTCCGAGGTTCCAGTCACCCCAGCCGGCCAGTCCGGATCCACCGAGCCGGGAACTGACGACATCGACGCCGAGTACGACCGGCTCTTCACTGCGGAGGCGAAGGCATGAGCGACTACTCCCCGAAGTACCTGCCCGGGTCGACGATCACCGCTGTCACCTCCGGCGTCGTCACCGGCGGGCAGCAGCTGGTCGTGTCCGGGACCGGAACCGTCGCCGCCGCATCCGGAACGTCGGCCGCGTGGGTCGGTACCGCGCTGTGTGATGCCGCATCCGGGGCGTACGTGACCCTGGCCGGGCGGGGCCCGGTGCACGTGAGCACCGCATCCGGCGGGGTCACCGCCGGTCAGCAGGTTGAGTGTGCCGCGAGCGGTCTCGTGGCCGCCGGTGCCACCAACCCGATCGGCGTTGCCCTGACGACCGCCCTGACCGGGGCGTCCGTGGAGTGGATGCAGGTCTGACCTGACGATGGCGCCCCATCGCGGGGTGCCGCCGTCAGCCCCAACGCATTGATCAGGCCCAGCGCGGTGCGCGTGGGCCCACCAGTCATGCCCGGATGCCGGGCACATCGCGAAGGACGTGACACATGCCCGGAACTTACCCTCCGGCCCCGCCGACCCTGAGTGGTGATCTGCTCACCATTCACCGGCTTCTCCAGAGTCCGACCCAGATCCTCCGTCGGCTGCGGACCATCTCTGACCTGCGGTTTGTGGCGGATCAGCTGCTCACCCAGCGGTTCCGCACCACCGGTGGCGCGGTGTCGTACGAGATCAGTGAGGCGATCTACAACACCCGTGAGGTCAACGCCGTCTCGCCGGGGGCCGAATACCCCCGGGACACCCCCGGTACCGGCACGGCTGCCCTCGCGGCCGTCAGCAAGTGGGGTCAGGCCGTCCGGGTGACCGATGAGCAGATCAAGCGGGCCAACCCCCCGGGCGATGTCATCGACCGGGCACTGCGGAAGCTGCTGAACACGATCATCCGGAAGGTCGACCGGGTCACGATCGCCGCGATCGCCTCGGCCGTCACCCAGACCTCGGCGGCCACCGCGGCGTGGGGCACCAGCAGTGCGACGATGCTCCTGGACCTGGAGACCGCGATCGCCGAGGTCGAGGACCTCGACCAGGGCTACAAGCTCGACACGGCGCTCATGTCGACGACCAAGTACGCGCAGCTCGTCTCCGATGACAAGATCGCCACACTCCGGCGCCGGGAGGCCACCGACAACCCGGTGTACTCCGGGACCATCGAGGTCATCGCCGGGCTGAAGGTCATCAAGACGTCCACGGGGAACCTCCCCTCGGATGACGTGTGGCTCCTCGACTCCCAGCAGCTCGGCGGGATGGCCGATGAGACCGAACTGGACCCCGGGTACTCCGTCGCTGAGATGGGTGTGCAGGTCCAGACCAAGCGGATCTCTGAGGTTGACGCGTTTGACCTGTGGGGTCGGCGGATCACCGTCCCCGTGGTGCAGGAGCCCAGCGCGGCGATCCGGATCACGGCCACCGCGGGGAGCTGATGATGCATCCGAGGCAGCAGTATCGCGTCGTCGGCCACTACGTGACCGCGAAGATCATGAGTGTTGATGGTCCGATGGTGACCGGATTCAACAAGGGAATGATCCTCCCCTATGGGGTGGATCCGGCCAGCATCAAACACCTGCTCGGCGTGAAGCTCATCGAACCGTTCGGCGACATGCCGGAGCCGACTGTCGATGTCGATCCGGTCGTCGACACTCTCGTGCCGGAACCCGAGCCGGAGGCTGAGGAGCCCCCAGCCCGGTCCAACACCCCAACACCCCCCACCGAGACCATCCCGATCGTGGACGACGAGGCGGAGACCCGCCGCGCTGAGGCGCGCGCGAAACTCCCCACGGACGGGACGCTGCCCACCCGGCGGCACGGTCAGCAGGTGTGGGTGGAGGCCGCAGTGCTCCGCGGATATGACCGGGCCGCGGTCGAGGCGGACACCAAGGATGAGCTGGTCGACCTGCTCGCCGGAGCGGTGTGACCACAGGACGTGGGGTGGCGGGCGCCTCGGCCGTCACCCCGCTTGGCCGGGAGTAGTCGTGGAAGATCTCGTCATCCTGGTGCCGATGTTGGGCCGCCCGCATCGGGTTGCGCCGCTGTTGGAGTCCATTACGGAGACGGTTCCCGAGGCTCGGGTGCTGTTTCTGGTGTCGCCGGCTGATCATGCGGTGCATGCGGAGATCGACAGGGCTGGTCGTGAGCGCCTGACTGTGCCGTATCATCGGCATGGTGACTACGCCCGGAAGATCAACACGGGGTATCGACACACCACCGAGGCCCTGCTGTTCACGGCTGCCGATGACCTGCGGTTTCATGATGGATGGTTCGAACGTGCCGCGTCGAAGCTGGCCCGGGGTGTTGGGGTGGTCGGCACCAACGATCTTGGATCCCCGCGTGTGAAACGCGGCGAGCACGCCACACACTTCCTCGTCACCCGCGAGTATGCGGATCGACTCGGCACGATCGACGGACCGGGCGCGATCTTCTGCGAGATCTACCCCCACGAATTCGTTGACGATGAACTGGTCGGAACCGCGAAACGCCGCGGTGCGTGGGTGATGGCCCTCGCCAGTCACGTCGAACACCTCCACCCCAACTGGGGCAAGGCCCCCACGGACGGGCTCTACATGCAGCAGTCAACCCGCATGCGTATCGGCCGGACCATCTACCAGCAGAGGCGCCACCTATGGGAGTGACCATCGTCGTCGCCACCTACGGTGACCGCTCATGGGTGGAGCTGGCCAACCGGCGGGCCATGCCATCCGCCGAGGCGCAGGGTGTCCCTGTCATCCAGGTCCACGGATCAACCCTCCACGGGGCGCGTAACGCCGGCTTCGCGAAGGTGGCCACCGAGCATGTGATCCACCTCGATGCCGATGATGAGCTGGAAGCCGGCTACGTCGATGCAATGCTCACCGGCACCGCCGATGTGCGGGCCCCGATGGTCCGCTACATCCGCCCGGACGGGTCGGCACGATACCCGGCAATGCCCAGGGTTGCG